CGGAGTCATCGCGAGAACCGACCGGGCATGCGTGAGGGGGTGTAGTATCAGTGGCGGCGGCCAAGCGGGAAAAAACGCGCGAGCAAAAAATCGCTTCTGAATATCGGCGGATTTCGAAGGCGCTGAAATCGATTCCCGAGGATAAGCAGAACGCGGCGAAAAAACTGATGGAAGAAGCGGCCTATATGACCCAAATCATCGCAGATTCGCGCGAAGAGATCGACAAAAACGGCATCATCGAGACGTATCAGAACGGCGAAAATCAGTCCGGGCGCAAGAAAAATCCGGCGGTTGAAATCTACGACCGGGCAGTCAACAGCTACGGCAAGATTATCAAGCAGCTGACGGATCTGATGCCGGACAGCGTTGCGGCGCAGGCGGTGGGCGCAACACTCAGGGCGTTCATCGAAAGTGATTAGCGAGGGAGGCAAAGCAGACGAAACGTAAGTCCGGCGGCTATACGAAACCGTGGTCGGTGGAGTATGCGGAGAAGATTATCCGAGGGGAAATCCTGACGAGTCGCCGGGTGCGCAAGGTCTACGAAAAGCACCTGAGCGATATTGCGGACGAAAGCTCGCCGTATGTGTTTGACACAAAGGCCGGACGCAAAGCCGTGCGATTCATCGAGGGCTTCTGCCGGCAGGCAGAGGGCGAGATCGGAGCGCCGATTACCCTTGACCTGTGGCAAAAGGCGTTCGTGGAGATGCTGTTCGGGTGGAAGGTCAAGACGACGGGGCTGCGCCGATATACCGAAGCGATGCTTCTGGTCGGGCGAAAAAACGGCAAGACGACGCTGCTGGCGGGCATTGCGCTGTACATGCTTGTAGCTGACGGCGAAGGCGCGGCGGAGTGCTATAGCGTGGCTACAAAGCGCGATCAGGCGGCGAAGGTTTTCAAAGCGGCGTGCAATATGCGCGCCCAGTCCGCGGAAATTGCCGCTCTGACAAAGAAACGCCGAAACGACCTTTACGTCCCGGATACGTTTTCGTTTTTCACGCCGCTGGGCGCTAACGCTGATACACTCGACGGCTTGAACGCCCATCTGGTAATTGTCGATGAAATGCACGCGATCAGAGGCCGCGCGCTGTACGACGTCATGAAACAGTCGCAGTCGTCCCGTCGGCAGCCTTTGATGCTGGAGATCACGACGAGCGGTTTTGAGCGCGAAAGCATTTTTGATGACCAGTACCAGTACGCGTGCGACGTGATCGACGGCAAGACGCCGGAGCCCGTTGAGGACTTCCTGGCATTGCTGTACGAGCTCGACGAGCGCGATGAATGGACGCGGGAGGAATGCTGGATCAAGGCAAACCCGGGTCTGGGAACGATCAAAAAGCTCGATACTCTGCGGAAATACGTCCAGAAGGCCAAGGCGCAGCCTAAGTTTCTGGCAACAGTGCTCTGCAAGGATTTCAACGTAAAAGAGCTTGCGGGAGAGACGTGGCTCAGCTGGGATGTAATAGACAATAAACTTACGTTTGATCCAGACGCGATCAGAGACACTTATGCAATCGGCGGATGCGACTTGTCCAGTACGACAGATCTTACGTGCGCGACGTTGCTGATCAGACGCCCAGACGACGATATTGTGTATGTGCTGCAGCAGTACTTCCTGCCCGAGGAACGGATCAAGGAAGTTGACAGCGGGAAGGCGACGGGATATGAGGCGCCATATGCGGTGTGGAGAGAACGAGGGCTGCTGACGGCATGCCCGGGCACGATGGTCAATTACAGCATGGTCACCGAATGGTTTGTATCTACGTGCAAGAACCTTGAGATTAACCCGCTGTGGATCTGCTACGACAGAGCGCTGTCGGGATACTGGGTGCCGGAGATGGAAAGCTACGGCTTCGAGATGGAAAAGACGCCGCAGGGCCCGATCACTTGGAGCCAGCCGATGAAGGAGATGGGCGCGCATTTTGAGAGCGGAAAGGTCAACTACAACGACAATCCGATGCTCAAGTGGTGTCTGAGCAACGTACAGGCGAAATCACTCAACAGCAAGGGCATACAGACGATTCAGCCGGAGAAGATCACGGAAAACCGAAGGATTGACGGCATGGTGTCGCTGCTTAACGCGTGGGTAGGATACGTCAAGCACTACGACGAGTACATGGACCTTGTCGGCGTGAGCGGCAAGTGATGGAGGTGGTGATAGATATGGGCATGTTTGACTGGCTGGTGCGCACATCAAGACGAGCGTACGTGCAGGTTTTGGGCGGCGGGCTGGCCGGAAATTTCAGACAGGACGCCTACAAAAACGCGGTGGTGCGCGAAACCGTGGACGCGATTGCGCGGCATGCGGCAAAAATCAATGCTGTACACATGGTCAACGGCGAAAGGCAGAAAAGCCGGATTCAGTATGTGATCGGCACGCGACCGAATCCATGGATGTCGGCGTATGACTACCAGTACAAGATGTTCTCGACGGCGCTGCTGAAAAACAACGCGTTTGCGCTGCAGGTGTGGGACTCAAGGAATGAGCTCAAAGCAATCTTGCCGGTTGACTACACAAGCTGCGAGGCGCTCGAGGATGAGCGAGGAAGCGGCCTGTATATTCGTTTCGCGCTGACGAATGGCAAGGAGACAATCCTGCCGTATGATCAGCTCTATCACATAAGGCGTCACTACACGCGCTCGACGGTGCTCGGAGACGGAAACGATCCGCTCGATGATGCTGTTGAGATGATCAACGTAGCCAATGCCGGCATGATGTCAGCGGTGAAAAGCGGATCAAGTCTGCGCGGCGTCCTGAAGATCAAACAGGCAATGCTCAAAGACAAGGACGTGCGGCAGCGCAGAGACGATTTTGTCAATGACTACATCAATGCCGGGGACAACGGGGGAATTGCCGGTATGGATGCAAGCATGGATTATGTGCAGCTGGATCCGAGCCGAATGTACAATCTGACGCCGGACCAAATGGCGTCGATTAGAGACAATGTACACCGGTATTACGGCGTGAGTGAAAAGTTCGTCAGAGGCGAGTACGACGAAAACGACTGGAACGCCGCATACGAGGCCAATATCGAGCCGTTTGAGATCCAGATGCATCTGGAGTACACCGAAAAGACGTTCACGCAGCGCCAAAGGGAAAATGGCGAGAGTATCGTCTTTGAAGCCAACCGTCTCCAGTACGCAAGCGCAAAAACCAAGATTGAGCTGGTCAACAGGCTTGGCATGCTGGGACTGCTGACATACAACGAGGGCCGAAGCATATTCAACATGCCGCCTGTGCCTGACGGAGACCGCCTGATTCCGCCGTGGAATGCGGAGGGCGATGCGAATCTAACAGGCATGAGGCCGACCGGAAAGGAGGACGATAATGCCGAATGAATTCGACGTGACGCGGCAGCGCAGAGGCGTGCTTGAGTTTCGTGCTGCCGACATGGATGTGGATACACGGTCCATGGAAATCGAGGGAAAGGCAATATCCTACGACTCACCGACGCTGATTTTCTCCAGCGGCGGAATCGACTACTTTGAGCAGATTGCTCGGAGCGCGCTCGATACTGCGGATACGAGCCAAACGTGTCTGCGGTACAACCACAAGGACGCGGTTCCGATGCTTGCGCGGACAGCAGGTGGAAGCCTTCAGCTGCGCAATGAAAGCGACGGGCTGTACTTCCGGGCAAAGCTGTTCGACACAACGGCGTCGCGGGACTGCTTTGAACTGGTGCGCCAAGGCGTGCTGCAGTGTTCTTTTGGGTTTGTCCTGCCGGATAGGAGCGGATATATCTACGATGCGGAAAAACATCTGCGCACGATCGTGCGCATCGATAAGCTGATTGATCTGTCGATTGTGGATATTCCGGCCTATAAAGATACTTTTGTTTCTGCGCGCGATCTGTTTTCGATGGAACAGGAGTACAGAGACGCGTTGAAAAATGCCGACAGACGTCGGCGGGAACTGATCGCACTGACGATTTGAGAGGGGGATGCACAATATGCATGAGAGACTGAGACAGATTGACGCCCGCCTTGCCGAACTCCGCACGCAGCTGCGCAGCGACGGCGAGGTGGACATGGACGCCATCGAGAAGGAGATCAACGAACTTCAGGGAGAGCGCAGCCAGATTGCGCGCCGCATGGAGATTGCGAACGGCATCAATACAGACGCAATTCCGGGCATGCGTTCTATTGAAGCCAACAACGCACCCACCGCATCTGCGCAGACCAGAAGCGCAGGGGAGTTCGCGGAGCCTGCCGAGTACCGCGACGCATGGGCCGCAAGCATGCTCGGCATGCGCATGAGCGAAGAGCAGCTGCGCGTGTTTGAGACCACCAATGCCCAGTATCGCGCATATACCCATACTACCGAGAACACGGCTGTCCTGATTCCCGAGACCGTTGTTTCCGGAATCTGGAAGCGAGCCGAGGAAAACTATCCGCTGTGGAATGATGTTCGTAAGTTCAATGTTCCGGGCACCCTGACCATGAAGCGCTTCGACGGCATCAAGGCCGGTGACGCTGCTTGGTACGAAGAGCCGGATACTGTTGAAGACGAGGAGAACGCATTCAGCGAAATCAGCCTGACCGGCTGTGAGCTGGCAAAGAGCGTGACTGTCAGCTGGAAGCTGCGCGCGATGGCAATCAGCGAATTCATCCCGTTCATTGAACGCGAGATCGGCGAGCGCATCGGCGTAGCGCTGGGCCACGCTGCGTACAGCGGAAAGGGCAAGCCGGGCAGCGAAGGAGCTTTCAAGCCCGAGCCGCACGGCGTCAAGACCTACCTTGAGGCCGAAGATGGCACTCCGCAGGTTGTCACCTACACTGCCGGCAGCCTGACCGAAGAAAAGCTGCGCGAAGGCATCACCAAGCTGCATTCCAGCCACATCAGCGGCGCCGCGATCTATGTCAACAATGCAACTGCATGGACTGCGCTCGCAGGCATCAAGGATGCGAACAAGCGCCCGATCTTCCTGACCGATCTTGCGTCTCAGGGCAGCGTTGGCCGAGTGTTTGGCCTGCCGGTCAAGATCGACGCAGCTGTCGGCGATGGTGAAATCCTGATCGGTAACGCAAACGCCGGTTACTGGGCCAACGTAAACCGCGCCATGACCATGCACACCGAGGAGCATGTCAAGGCGCGCACCACCGACTACATGGGTTATGCCATTGTAGACGGCGACGTATACGATCCCAAGGCCTTCGCACTGATCAAGCCCGCATAAGGAGGACTGCGATGCTGGACATGAAGGATGCCAGACTGGCGGTACGGCTGTCGAACACTGAGTTTGACCGTGAGTTGCAGGATCTGCAGGACGCTGCCGTGGCTGATCTGGCTGCGGCAGGCATCGCAGAAATGGAAGACGACAGGCTGTACGATCAGGCGCTCCGGATGTACCTCAAGGGAAACTTTGAGCCCGGAGCGCCCGAGGCGGCAGCATGCCGGGAGATCTACGAACGCATCAAGGGTACGATCAAGCACTCTGATAAATACCGCGAGGTGAACGCAGATGCATGATGTGGTGTATCTGGTTCCTGTAGAAGAGGGCATAGAGCGAGGCAACATCTTCCGAAACCCGCAGAGGGAGAAGGCACGAAAGGTATTTGCAACTGTCGGGTCCGTCGGAGAACGTGAGTTTTACGACTCCGCACAGGCGGGATACGACCTTAGCCTCAAGGTTGAAGTATGGCTCTCGGATTACCGCGGAGAGGGCATGGTGGTCTATTCGGACGAAGAATACCGCGTTGTGCGCACCTACCGGAATGACAAGTTTCGGTACATGGAACTGTACTGCGAGCGGACGAAGGGCAGGGACTGACATGGCAAGAGTCAACACAGTGGGCCTGACGGAGCTTGCGAACGCTCTCAAAAAAGAAACGGGTACAAGCCGGGAACGAATCGAGAAGATGATCGACCGGGGCGCGGAGATCATGACGGACGCGATAAGGGAAAAGGCGGAAGCGCATGGTCTGAGGAATACCGGCAAGCTGATAGAGTCAATCAAGCCGGGCCCGGTGCAGATCTATTCAGACTCTGCATCGGTGGACATATGGCCGCAGGGTACGCGAAAAAACGGCAGAAAGCGCGGCAGGAATGCGACGGTCGGATTTGTGCAGCATTACGGACGGCATTACAAGCACAAATACAGGCCGGGAACAAAGTTCTTTGACGAAGCTCAAGCGGATGCGGCTAATGCCGTAGTCGAAGGCATGGCGAAGATTTGGAACAAGGGGGAATGATGATGCGCAACGAAGACATGCTGCATGACGCGCTGAGTGCAGTGACAAACGCTTATCACCTTGTTTTGGACGGAATGCCTGCAGAAGGCGCAGCCTACAGATTCCTGAACGAAACGCGTCTTTACGAAAGCGACGTGGTGATAGCAGCTACGGAGCATTTTCAGGTATATGTCTACAGAAAAGAGTACTCGGCAGAACTGATCGACAAGCTGATGCAAGGGCTGAGAGACGCGGGCTTTGCGGTGCAACTTGGCGGGCAGAGCATGGAGGAAGATTACTATCGCGATGAAATACGCGCGAGCAAGCTGAAGGAGGGAAATGATGAATAAGTCGATTGCCATCAAAACGGGCGTAACTGACTTTTATCTGGCGAAGGCAACGCACGACCCTGAGAACAACAAGGTTACTTACGGGGAACCGGGTGTGTTTGCCGGAACCGCCAGCGTGAGCAGTTCCGTACAGAAGAACGAAAACAAGGTGTACGAAAGTGATGAGCTTATCCACAGCCGCAGCCGTACGAGCGGCGTCAACATCACGCTGACCACCCGTACTGCGGATCCGGCGTCGGAGATGGAGGTCATCTACGGCCAGACCGCATCCGGTGAGGAGTATATCATCGGCCCGGACGACATGGGCGGTCACTACGCTGTTGGCTGGGCGAAGAAACGCTCCGACGGCAGCTATCTCTGTCAGTGGTATCTCTGGGCAACCGGCTCCAAAGACGACGAGAGCGACGAAACCGCCACCGACACCGAGAACTCCGCCACCGACAGCTACACGTTTGCGGCGGCATCCTCGCCCGAACCGCGCGCGGACGGTAGAACGCAGATGAAGCGTGTCAAACACGCGAAAGATGCGGCGGAGATGCGTGCGTTCTTCGCAAGTGTGCTGCCGGCGTAAAAGATCAAACAACAAGGGACTATGGACAATCGGGCCGTAGTCCCTTTATGAAATCAAGGAGGGATAAGTGTGGAAGGAAGAAAAACGCAGAGCGCAATTGTGACCCTGCAGGACGGAAAGACGTACAAGGCGGACTTTGACATGGGGGCGCTCGCAAATGCAGAGATGGCATATGAGCGATACTTCGGAAAGAAAATGGGTGTAAATGACATCGTCACGGAGCTTGTAGGATCCGGAACGCGCGCAATGATGTCATTTATGTATGGAGCGATGATCTCGGCAGGAGAAAAAATAACATGGGAGTACTTCAGCAAGTCAATGTATACGTTCGCGAACGTGCAGAAACTGATCGGAGTAGCAGCGGACGGCCTGACGGAGATGATGCGAACCGATGACGAGCCCGAGGAGGGCGAAGAAAAAAACGTGCATTCCCGTGGCGCGGTCTGATGCGCGCGTATCGCGCGGTCACGGGGAACAAGGGGAGCATAGCGGAGTTTTGGAAGCTGTCGCCGGCAGAGCTGCTTGCGTGGTGTGACGCGGCAGTGATGGAAGAGCCGGACCCTTACGAGGATCTGGAATACGGCGAGGAGGTGTTTGAATAATGCCGACGGATACCAGGAATATAGTCACGACAGTCGAAGTGGCCGGAGAGGGTACATACAAGAAAAAACTGGACGGGATTTCGAAATCGCTTAAAACGCTGGCAAGCGAACAGAAGGTCGTCGACGCTCAGTACAGCAAGAGCGACAAAAGCCTTGCGGCGCTGGCGAGCAGACAGGAGATCTTCAGAAAACAGCTGGAGCTGCAGCGCGCGAAGCTGGAGACGATCCGAGAGGAATACGCGAAGACGTCCGAAGCGATGGGCGAAAACGCGGATGAATCCCAAAAGCTGAACCGGGAAATGAACTACGCCAACGCGGCGATGATCAAGACTGAGAGGACGCTGCGAGAGATCGAAGAGGCGATGCAGGAAGCGGCGGAAGCGGCAGAAGAAACCGGAGATGCGCTTGAGGACGCGGCGGAAAGCCAGGAAGAGCTTGGAGATTCCGCTGAGAAAGCTGCGGCCAAGCTGAAGAAGATCGGCACCGCGTCTAAGGAACAGAAGGAGGCACTGAAGCAGCTCGGCAAGCAGGCCGAGGAGACGGCGGGGAAACTCTCCAAGGCACTGACGGCGGCGACTGTAACGACGATCGGCGTATCCGCGAAGGAATATATGGACTTTGAGGCGCAGATGTCGAACGTGGCCACGCTGGCTGACACGACGGCTGTATCTCTGGATGATCTTGCCGATCAGGCGCTGAAGGCGTCGAACAAAACCGGCGTTGCTGCGACGGACATCTCGCAGGGTGCTTATGCTGCGCTTTCTGCGGGCGTAGATACGGCGAATGTCATGGAATACGTAACGGAGGCCGCAAAGGCTGCAAAAGCCGGTCAGGGTGAGCTTGACGATGTAATTCAGGGCTCGACGGCTATCATGAACGCATGGAAGCTGTCGTATTCAGACGCAACGGGCGTATTTGAGAAGCTGCTGGTTGCGCAGGATTTCGGACAGACGACGCTGGGCGAAATCTCGTCTCAGATCGGCCAGCTGACGGGCCTTGCGCCGCAGCTGAACGTATCGCTGGAAGAGACGCTGGCAGCGACGTCTGCGCTGACGAAAAACGGCGTGCAGACCTCTCAGGCAATCAACGGCCTGAAGGCGGTAATGGCGGGAGTTATCAAGCCGACGGCGGAAGCGACGAAAACCGCGCAGGAGCTCGGGCTTGAGTTTGACGCTGCTGCGCTGAAGTCCAAGGGCCTGACCGGGTTTCTCGCGGACGTTATGGAGAAAACGGGCGGCAGCGAGGAAATCCTTGCCAAGCTGTTCGGCAGCGTAGAGGGATTGTCACAAGTGATGCTGCTGGGCGGAGGCGCTGCGGATGACTATGCGCAGGCGCTTGCGGCTATGGAATCATCTGCCGGCAAACTCGACAAAGCATTTGCCACGGTGACGGACAATAGCGCATCCCGCTTGCAAATGAGCCTGAACAAGATCAAGAACGAAGCGATCAAGTTCGGCGAGCAGCTGGCTCCGTACATCGACATTGCCTCAGACGCGCTCGGCACACTTGCGGAGAAGATTGGAGCTCTGTCGAATGAGGAAAAAATGGGCATCCTCCAGACGGCGGCGTGGGTTGCCGCCGGCCTGAAACTGGTGTCGATCGCCAGCAAGCTGACGACGACGATCAAGCTGATGGGAACCGCCGCGGGTCCCGTGGGACTGACGGCGGCAGCGCTGGCGGCGCTTACTGCAGCGATCATTGCATTGGATAAGGCAGCTCAGGCGGCGAGTCTTGACGCGGCAATCGACAAGTTCGAGGACGCGCTGAACGCAAACTATTCCGGAGACATGGCCGCGACAATTGACGCGACGATTGACACCACAGACGCGTCGGCGGCCATTGAAGCGGCAATAGCAGAGCTGAGAACGAAGCTGACCGGAATGAAGGTACTGACGCCGGATGAACAGGCGGCAATCATCGCCACGATCAGAGGAGAGATGGAGCCGATAGAGCTCGCCATGGCGGCGGGAATAAAGATTGACTCCGAGACGCTTGACGAAAACATCGACAGTGAACAGGCGATATTCGTTGAAGCGCTTAAAGCTTTCGGTCTGACTGACAGCCAGATCAACGAAATCGTAGCTGTGTATCAGGACGCCGCGGACAACCTCGCGCTCAAGGTGCCAAATGTATACGATACGATCAAAAGCGCGCTGACGGACGGGGAGGCCGATACAACGGAGGTCGTGGAAGCGGTCAAGAGCGACGTGACGGGTATGTTTGACGACGCGGAAGCCAAGCTGGCAGGCATGGGCGACGACGCAGCCGGATATGCGGAGACGCTGAAGAGTCTGGAAGCGGAGACGACGGCATGGATCGACGGCATGGCGGGAATGTCGACCGATTATGTTCTGGCTCACCTTGGAGAACTGGAAGCTATTCAGGCGAAGGTGCAGGAGGTCATGAGTGAAATCGACGCCGCAAACGCCGCGCTGAACGAGCAGGGCAAGGGAGCGTATGATCAGGTGGTTATGGGCGCGACGACGGACCAGAATACGATTGCACAGGGGTTTCAGTACGCTTATCAGGGATACAAGCTAGATCTGCAAACAATTGAAGAAGAAGCTGCCGCGAAAAAAGCGGAAATTGACGACGCT